GAGTCAACTTCTACAACTGGAACCCTACCAGAAGGTGAAGTAGGGATGGACCAAATAATGGGACTATTAAATAAATAAAAATGCCATTTGATTCACAACAAATATACCCAATTGACTTTGATAAAAGTGCTGCTGTAGGGGTTAACATCCCCTTTAGTGACCCTGCTGTATTTAAACCAAATTACACAACTAAAGAAGCAATTAAAAATAATTTAATCAATTATTTCCTTACTAACCCGGGAGAGAGATATCTTAATCCAATTGGTGGGGGTTTAAGGGACTTTATATTTGAACAAATATCAACAGACAATTTAGATTTTTTAGAGGAAAGAATATCATCTGATTTAAAGAATTTTTTCCCAAACATATTTATAGGAAATCTAGAAATATTAAGACAAGAGGATTTAAATGTTATAACAATAAAATTAACTTATAATGTTATCAATACTAACATAAACGATACATTAGAAATAGACTTTACATAATGGCTATAGATAGAGATATAAAATATTTAAATAGAGATTTTTCTGACATTAGAGCTAAATTAATAGAGTTTTCTAAGACCTATTTCCCAAACTCTTACAATGACTTCTCAGCTACTTCACCTGGTATGATGTTTATGGAAATGTCTGCTTATGTAGGTGATGTAATGTCTTTCTATTTAGATAACCAAGTTCAAGAAAATTTTACACAGTTTGCAAGACAAACAAACAATTTATATGAGTTAGCTTATATGTTTGGTTATAAACCTAAATCAACAGGAGCGGCTCAAGTAGAAATAGAACTTTACCAACAATTACCAGCAAAACTTTCAGGAGGGACATATGTTCCTGATTACAATTATGCTATAACTATAGGAGAAAATAGTAGTATAACATCTGATTTATCATCAGGTGTTAATTTTTTAATAGAAGATAAATGTGATTTTTCAGTATCAAGTTCAATTGACCCTACAGAAATTTCAATATACCAAATTGCAGGCTCAGACCCTCAATATTACTTGTTAAAGAAAAAAAGAAAAGCTATATCCGCTACTGTATCAACTCAAAATTTTACATTTGGTTCTCCAACTCCATTCCAAACTATAGAAATTGAATCTGATAATATAATCGGAATACTTGATATAGTAGATTCTGATGGAAATAAATGGTATGAGGTAGATTATTTAGCTCAAGAAATGGTATATGACAATATTAAAAATACCAATACTAATGACCCAAACAACGTTTCTGATTCTGATGAAGTTCCATACTTACTACAATTAAAAAAAGTACAGAGAAGATTTGCAACTCGTCTTACATCTGAATCTACACTTCAAATTCAATTTGGAGCTGGGAATCCTAATAACACGGATGAGGTAATTACCCCAAATCCAAACAATGTAGGTATAGGTTTACCATTTGAAAAAAACAAATTAACCTCAGCATATTCACCTACAAACTTTTTACATACAGGAACATATGGAATATCCCCCTCAAGTACAACTTTAACAGTAAGATATTTAACAGGTGGGGGTGTATCTTCAAATTCACCTTCAGGGGATTTAACCAATTTAGATACAAGTAATTCTGTTTTTAATAACATTAATCTTAATTCCACTACAGCAAACTACATATTTTCCTCAATTGCCGCAACAAACCCAGAAGCAGCTGACGGAGGCCAATCAGGAGACACAATAGAAGAAATAAGACAAAATACAATATCTTCCATAGCAGCACAACAGCGATCAGTTACATTAGATGATTATATGGTTAGAGCTTTAAGTATGCCTTCAGAATATGGGACAGTAGCTAAAGCATATATTGAAAAACCAAAACTAATAGACGAACAAGTATCTACTATAGAAACTTTAAATCTATGGGTATTATCCCAAAATTCAAACTCAGAATTAGCAACCCCATCACCTACATTAAAGAAAAATATAAGAACATATTTATCCCAATATAGAATAATTGGAGATAATATTGAGATAAGAGATGCATTCATTATTAACATTGCTTTAGATTTTGAAATTATTATATTACCTAATTTTAATAACAGTGATGTTATATTATCTTGTATAAACTCACTCAAATCTCACTTTAAAACCGATAACTGGCAAATTAACCAACCTATCATGATGAGAGATTTATATATTTTATTAGATAGAATTACAGGTGTTCAAACTGTAAAAGATATTAAGATAACAAACAAAGCAGGTACAACATCAGGATATTCTCCATATGCTTATGATATTTCATCAGCAACACAAAATAAAGTAATATACCCATCATTAGATCCTAGTATATTTGAAATAAAATATCCAAATATTGACATAAAAGGTAAAGTAGTACCATTATAAACATAATAAACAATGGCTGTATATAAATTATTTCCCTATAAAGACACTTCCCTATATTCATTCTACCCACAGATGAATACAGGTATAGATGCTATTAATCAAATTTCAAATTTAAATATAGCAGTAGCAACCAACCCACAAGTTTCAAGATTCTTAATAGAATTTGTTCAATCTGAAATTGAGGATGTTATCAACAATAAAATATCAGGTTCTACTTGGGATGTAAACCTTAAATCCTTCATAGCTACAGCTCAGGGTGTAGTAGAATCCACAGACATATCCGTACATCCAGTAGCTCAATATTGGTGGAATGGAACGGGAACATATTTAGATCAACCACTTACAACTGATGGGGCATCTTGGTATTCACCTAATTTCTCAGGTTCAGTAAATTGGTCTTCAAGTGGAACTGACTCTACAAACCATTATGTAACTAGTTCATATAATCCAACTTATGTAGGATCAGGAGGAGGATCTTGGTACCATAGTGGATCTGATGGTACTTTATACGCCGTAACTCAATCATTTGATACTAGAAGTGATAAGGATTTAAATGTTGGAGTTAAAACAGTAGTGGAAAATTGGTATAGTAGTTCTTTAGGGGTTGACCCTTCCGCATCATTACCTAATTACGGGTTTATTACTAAATGGGAAAACTCAGTAGAATTTAATACCAATACACAAATACAACCTGTAATGCAATTTTACAGTGTTGATACTAATACTATCTACCCCCCACAATTAGAGTTTAAATGGGAAGATTATTCATCAGTATTAACAGGATCGGCGACATCCAGTATAGTATCTACTACTAATTTAGCATCATCTTTAGCAGAAAACCCAGGTACATATCTACCATCTTCCATCAATAGATTTAGATTTAATGTGGCTCCTAAGTACCCAGCTAGGGTATGGACTACATCATCCTTATTCACAGGAACAAATTACTTACCAACTGCCTCATATTATGCAGTAAAGGATTTGGATACTAATGAATTTGTTATAGATTTCGATACAACATATACTAAATTAAGTTCTGATAGTGAAGGAAATTATTTTGATATTTACATGAATGGGTTGGAACCTGAAAGATATTATAAAATATTAGTGAAAACTAATATAAACAATTCAACATTAATATTAGATGATAACTACTACTTTAAAGTTATAAATGGATAATGGCACAAAATATAAAATTAAATAAAGAGGTTTTTAGTAAACGAGATTACGAAAAAACCATTGACACTACCTTCAATCAAATTGGTGTTAAATCAATTCAAGAACAATTAGACGAACAACCCACAGTCCAAGAGTTCTTTGATATGTATAATGATTTATTTTATGAAATAAATGAGCTTGGAGAAACCAACTCTCATGAGTATCTTATCAAAACAAGTAGTGAGTATATATCCTTTGAAGAAAATAACGAGATTATAGAGGCACTACAAAACGAGATTGCCCAATTAAGAGAGGAACTTTTGGAAACACAAAAACAACTAGCTGAATCAAATGCCTAATATAACCCAAATATCACCCATTGATTTCACACTTCAATTTTATGAGACTCAAGATGAAAATCTAATATCTCAATTTGATGTTGATACAGTTTTAACAGGATCCAGTTATATTGAGTTTCATGTATATGATAATAATAGGAATATATTAAATTCAACAACTAATTATAACTCATATAAAGTCGAAAACGATGGTCAATCAGCAGGAAACAATAACGAAATTTCCCAATTCACAATATCACCAGGTGATGATGTCGAAAATTTAGGATTTGATCAAGGTGAATATGTAGCTTACTATAATTTCCTAACCAAACAAATAGGTGATCCTAACACTAACCTCTTCATATCAGAGATATCATCGGATAGAACTGAAATTAGGTTAGACAGTAATATATTATCCAGTTTAGATATAGTAGAACAAACAAGTAATTTTATCCAATTTAGGGATATTAGTACATATTTTGTAGATTTTTACTTAAATTTTGGTGATAACGAATTAATCATATCTAATAATATTAAATTAGAAAATGGAGGGACAGATAACCCAACTGTTGTAGTTAAACTATATGAACCCCTACCATCAAATTTCAATTTAAAAGACCAACTATGGGTTGTTACCACATTCAATGAACCCGAAGCTTTTGGTGTAAATTTCCCACCAGAACCTATAGATTTTACTGATTCAACTCCTTTACAGGGACCAAATTTTAACCTACCAATAAAGGATCAGGTTAATAACTCATCACAGAATTTATCATATAATGACTTACTAACAGGGGCCCCTACAAGTTCATTAAACCAATTAAATAGTTTACTAGATTCTGGTTCCATAAACATAAGTGTAGATTACACTGACTTTACTGATTTTATCCATTTCAGTTCAGCAAAAACACGTTTAGAAAATTTCCAATATAAAGTAGGTTTAATAGAACAACATTCAGCCTCTCTATCCACTTTATCTACAGTAACCAGTTCAGCAACCAGCACAACAATTATAGAGAATAAAATATCAGATTTAATACAAAACTTTGATAAATTTGAATACTTTTTATACTACAATAGTGGTTCACAATATTCATGGCCTAAAACAACATCATCACCACCTTACTTATTAGCTAAAACAGATAGTGTTAGTGCCTTAACGTGGTTTGGAAGTACCAATGAAAATGACCCCTACTATGGTGGTAGAATTTTTACAGCATCTGAATACGACAATTCCAATAAAGACCAACTATTAAAATCAATCCCAGAATATTTAAGAGACGATTCAGCTAACCAACCTTATGAACTATTCATAGAC